CCTCATCATCAATGCGGATGTTGTACTTCTTCAAAAACGCCTCATTCCGAGCCGTAGCCTCACTTATCCAAATGATGCTACCCTTGCTGTACGCACGAACTTTGTTTGCCATATTTTTTGGGGTTAAGATTCTTGGGTTACGGGGACTAACCAATGCCTACACCGGTAGCCTCCCAAATAAAAGAAGATGGTCTGCCTGTTTGTTCCGGGCATCCTCCCCCTCCAATCGGGTAAGTCAGCCCAGTCGGCAACCTCGTTGTACTCATAAACATTGCCGTTGCGCTCAACACAAAACGGCCTTGAATCAGCAATAAGACCGCCTTCATAGCGGAATTTGTTAAAGCCCTTAGCCAGGTATAGGTACATAGCATAAGAACGCACCATTGCCGTAAAAACTACGTCAAACTTAACGTTCAGATTGGCGGAAATTACCCCCAACTTCGATGCAGTACCCCTAACCGCCTCAGCAATGGCATCCTCCAATGCAGCCCTCGTAGAACCCGCAAGCATCATAAACACAATAGTATTCACAATGTCAGAAACAGCCTCGCCCATTGCACCGTTTAGGCTCTCCAAAGCAGAAGCCTCAGCGGCATCAGCACCCTCACGAAGGGAATCCATCGTTTCATCCGATATATCGGAGGTGTCTACAATCTCATCAATCTTACGCTGAACGGCCGCCAACCTATCCTGGTAATAAGCAATAGTGTCGGAGTATCCCGATTCAGCAACCAAGCGTTCAATTCTTGGCCTTAAAGACGCAACCTTAGCGAAGTTCTCCTCCGACTGGTCTATATTCCCATCAGTGAAGGTAAGAGTCGATAGAAGCAGTAAGAGAGCCTCATATAGGCTGTCTTCCGTCCCCTGATTTCTCGTCTGGATCTCCCGTGGGAGGGAGTCCAACTCTTGAATTATTTCCTCGAAGTCCATTTAATGTGTTTAGGTTTGGCAAATTTAGTCCTTTTTCTTTCGGAACGAGTGATTTTGCCACCTCCTCTATCTTTTTCTTTTGCTCTAAGTATTCTAAATTAAGGAATCCCTCATCCTCATAGACTAAATCACGGATGATAGACTCCACCTTAAAGTGCATAATAGCCTCCCACTTCTCGATAATGCTGCCTGCGGCTAACATCATCACCTCCTTAGCATCTAAGTTGAAGTATGGGTCAACCTTAACCGATAGCTTCATAATCGCACTCTTAACCTCCTCAATAGGGAATCGAGTGTCCAAATACTGCTGAGCCAACATAGCCCTCGAAAACGATGGGGCATTCTTAATCTCGGTAGTCAGCTCCGCATCAGTCCTCATCTCAAAGTTCTGAGGGTATCGCATAGCAGGCTGCTGCCAAGAATCGCCATAGCGCATCCTGCCAATCATATTGATAGCAAACTGAAAGTCGGAGAATACAACACCCGAAAAACTCAATAGGAAGCTATACAACTCCTCCCTGTCAATAGCCTTGCCCGTAGCCGTTTCCCTACCCGAAATCTTCTCGTTGTTCATCACATCAATGCTCAAAAGCTCGAAAGCCATCTGAATATTGGTAATGACTTGCTTATTCAAGAAGTCTAAGATTTCGTGCTTAACATCAATGAAGCCCGCAGGTGGTATCTGAATCTTAGTTTCGGTTTCAGTAGTAAACCTATTCGGTGCTTGAACCTGATATACCGATAGCGGACCAAACATCCTACGAGTTCCCGTTCCACCGCAATTTGAGCAGGCAATGGCAACCTTATCTTCAAAGCCTAACGCCTCTTCAACCTGCCCCGTTCCATTACACTTATCGCACTCATCGACATACTCCCACTTCTGCAAGAAGGCGTGAGAAAACTTACTCATCTGTAAAGTCGAGAAGTCATTAACAGCCTGGTCTAATGCAGGGATGGCAGGGGTGTAGAACGAATGGTAGTAGTAATCCCCATCCTCCTGAACTGAAATACCCCCAAGCCTCACGCAGGGCAGCACACCCATATTGTGGCGGTAGTATAACTCAATGTCGAAAGTGTAATCGCTCTTCTTGCCTATCTGAGTGGCTATCAAGATTTCATTCTTATCGAAGATGTAGAACACAAGTCCATCCTCTACCTCTTTCTCCTTAGTCCCCAAGTGAACCTTAGAGCTATGCTCCGCACGGATTATGGCATATTCCTCATCCTTCCATCCCCATACCCTCTTACTCTTAAAGCAATATGCCGTAGGCTTCACCTCAACAGTGTCGTTGAATGTTCCATCGTCAAAGTATTCCAACCCTACGGGCATAATGCCTAAAACAGCATTCGGGTCTGTCAGCGTAACGAAGGTTACTATCTGCTGAAAATAGGTTTCAATACTGCCAAAGCGAGGGTAGTCCTCATTGAAGTACCGCTCCTGCTCAATATTGCCGAAGCGGATTTCGTAGTTCTGCCTGTTCCAAACTCTACCAGCAACATTCACCGCCTTATGGAAGTAGGGAACGGTAATTGGTCTGTAAATCTGCTTGCGGTAGTTAAACTCGTGGGGAAGCTCATTTGGGGCTTTCTCTTTGAGTAACTTCTCAGGGAAGGCATCGTAGTCGGAATGCACCTTCAACCGAGAAGCCATATCGACACAAGCCCGATAGGTCGGGTAAAAGTCAGGCACATAGAACTTATCCGAGCGTTTCTTGACCTCGTAGATAGCATACTCCTTCGAGATATGCGCTAACAGCTCGGTAGCCTTTTCGAGGGTCATTTACTACCCCCTCTTCTTCCTCTACACTTGCACATAGTAATAAGGTTTATCCGTACAAAGGTAATACTTTCCTTAACTTTCCTTTGGGGTAACAAAACGGCAGTTGTAGAGCAGTATGTCAGCCTCCCATAACCCTAATATATTCCAGTCATCACCCAATAAATCGAGTATCCGTCTGCACTTAGGCTTCCCATCCATTTCCGTTAGATTGCCCCAACGAACAAAGATGAAGCTCGTATTAGCCGTATGAGGCAGGATGTTTTTAAGCAAGGTTAACTCCGCATTGTACCAGTCAATCCATAACAGGTCGATATAGGTGAACTGCTTATGCAAAAGGTAGCTGTCAAGGCTACGGGTAGGCACTTCAATCATATGCCGATAGGTAACGCTCGCAGGCATAGAGCCCTCATAGGTCGTAGTCGTATTGTAGGCATACCGCTCACCTGCGTTGGGCTTCCACATAGTCATCCTCGAATCCTTATCCGTAACAGCGCAATAGTTCATCTGCACATTAGTAGGCAAGTTCGGAATGGGTGTTTCCGCCAATGGCTCAAAGGCGTGAACCTCTGAACCAGGTATCTCGGCAAGCTTCCTCGTTGCCGAGCCATCCCTTGCGTTTATTTCGATTATCAGGCTTTCCTCAACGGTTTCTAAGCACTCTCTAATGTACTCAATGGGTTGCTTCATAGATATTTTTTGAACTCATTAAAAAAGGTTTCGTGCGGATATTGAACTGGGTTGTTTATCTGAATTTTCATTTTACATCCAAACATTCCTGATATTCCATTTTCATCGGGCGCATATTTCTTTGGTAGGTTAGGAATATCAGATTCGTAAAACCCTGCGAAACATCTGTTGAAAAGGCTGTACTTCGCTATACCTGCCTTAACTCCCTCATCTCTAACATCGCTGCTCACATTCTGTATGTATGGGGAAATTACCGATAAAGGGAAGAATCCATAGCCTTCTATATGCCTGTAAATAATGTCCCCATCTTCTTCGCCAAAGCCCAAAAATCTTTCATCAAACCAATTCAGCTCTGCAAGAGTGTGCTTAGCAACAACAAAATGAGAGAAAGAACCGTTAATCGTAAAAAAATTAGACTTAGTTATGGATACTTGATACAAAGAATCCATAAGAGCCGTTGGGTTGCTTATGCGAACATCATCATTCAATAAAAGAATATGAGAGGTCGGGGAGTGTATTACAAGGTCATTCCACATTTTTGCTAACCCCCTCATCTCTTGATAGAAGATAGGGCTTGCATTATCGTGTTCAGATAAAAACGATAGCATCTTCCTGCGGTATTCATTGTCCAGCCCCGTTTTGTTAGATGCGTTTACGGCAACTATCACATTAAAACCGCTTAAATCCCTCATAAGAGGGATAAAATGCGACTCAAATCGTTCTTTGAAGGTGGTTATGCCAATATACATTAACTCGCTTTAACTCCCCAAAAGTACAAGTCCCACCCCTGATGGGATGCCTCACATTTCTCAAATGGCAGCCCCTCTAATGCATACTCTAAATCTTCTTTGGAAATGTTTCGGTAGTAGTCAGTTGTAAATGGAGAACACCATCCTTCTGATTTCTTTGTGCCGTGTTCAGGCCGGCCTGGTGCAGCGCAGGTAATCACAATAAGTCCACCTGGCTTACAAGCCTTATACATAGCCTTAATGCTCTGCTCCCAAAATTCATCGTGTTCCAGCATCTCTCCCGAAATAACTACATCAAATCTTTTTTCGGTTTTTTC